GCTCTAATTTATATTTCATCGCGCCGGCTCTCATACTTCGGTGTCGCTCACTAATTTTCGATACGGTTTAATTAGGGCTTGCAGTGTATATGGCACTTCGGCCATCTGCACGCCGCTAACAGCCTCGCGCTGGTTATACCAGTGCCCGGCCAGCATAATAACCGCCTGCTGTAACTGAACCGGTAGCACCGTGGTCCCCTCAGAGGACCCCGGTACCATAAGCTCAGCTGCTGTGCGGTTTGTCATACCGATAACGTGGGCTTCCGCAGCGTCTAAAAGGTGCTGCAAATACGTATCATCTGCCGTAAAGTCGTCAGCGTTTACGTGCTTTTTCAGTAGTGCCAAATCCACTGTAGCCATAATCAGAAAGCGTCAGGTTAGATTAGTTAGACGCAGCGGCCACCTCGCCGATAATAAACGCTTCCTTCCTCAGGGTCTTGGTGCCGTAGTCGCAGTTAAGCACAAAGTCTACTGCGTCTTTGCGTGCCTGAGAATAAGGGTCTACGACGAAACGGAGCGCACCGAAAAGGCCCATAGGCTGGTAGCGCCAGTCGCCCAGTCCGATATACTCGGTAATAACCGTAACCTCGGCTATCTGTCCGTCCTGAGGTGTGGTTACGTTTGCAAGCGCGTTAGCGATGCTGTCGCCCACTACCTTATAGGTAACGGTATCGCTGGTCTGAAGCGTGTAAGCGGCCCACGCACCGGTACCCTCGGTAACGGTATATTTCTGGTGGGATTTCTCCACCTTACGGATAGCGTTAGAGGTGTAGACAGGGAGACCGCACATAACGTGATCTTTGCAGATAGGGACAAATACGCCCTTTTCGTTGATAGGCTCGCCCTCGAGCTCGGCTTCCATAGCCTTACTCATTACCCAGCAAAGGTGCTGGCCGTCAATACCGGTAGCCAGTACAGCGGCTTTCATCTTGCGGTTAAGCTCCTTAAACTTAGGAGTAGCGGACAGCGATACTTTGGTATCGAGCGCCTTAACGAAAGGTCCCACCAGTCCTGCGGTCTGGGCAGCCTGATTGACAGCAGCGGTGCTAAACAAAATCTTGTTAAGCAGCTCGCGGACAGCCTGAGGCATAACCTTCTTAACGATTGTTTCAAGCAGACCGTCTGTCTGGTTGAGGCTCTGGTTAGAAACAGGGATAGCGATACCAACGCGGGCAGGGTTAGCAGAAAGTTTGCTAAACGGTATCTTGGTGTCGCTGAGCGCTGCGCCCTCGCCCAGTACGGTAGCCTCTACCATTTCGTAGACAGGCCATACGTAGTCGCCAGCCAAACCGGTAGGCATAGGCAGGCCCACTTTGTCCAAAATGAAGCCCTCGGTAAGCGGCTCCAAAATGTCCTGAATGTTAAGCGGGATAATACCGCCGTCCTTAACGTCAGAAACTACCATAATCTCACGGACAAAGGTAATTTCTGTCTTTGCGCCCTTAGCCGCGTTCTCGCGGATAATCTTAGCCGCGTCCTCGCGGGCGTTAGGGTTCTCGCGCAGGTGCTCAGCTGCCGCGGCCTGCAACCTCATTGAAAGCAGCTGGTTTTCACGGGCCAGCGCTTCAAATTCTTTGGTTTCTGCCTCGGTGCGTTCGCGCTGCTCTTTTTCGCATAAATCAGCGATTTCGCTGATACGGTCACAGTTTGCCTGATACTTGTTTACCAAACTGCGCACGTTTACGGTGTTCTTGTGCATAAGCAAAAAACTTTAGGGTTAAACTTAAAACATACTATGATTTGCAGCGTTACGCATTTCGCGCACCTGCTCACGTATTTTCTTTTCATCCTTTGCCGGTTCCTGCGGCTCAGCTGCTTTGCGCAGCACGCTAATAACCTCGCGTGCCTCTGCCTCGCAGCTGGTGTCTGGGTAGGCAGGATCCGCGGCTAGCGTAAAGTCGTAGATACCGGTAATAGTGCGGACGGTGTAGGTTATTTCGGTCCTGCCATCTACGCGCTGCACGTCACGGGTTACGTACGCGTCGTCGTAGTAGTGGGTAGAAAACATAAAGCTACAGCCGGAAATATCGCCACGGCGTACCAGCTCTAGGGCCTTATCGCCGTCCACGGTGTTAGGCGCGTCAAACTCGAAGCTAACGCCCTTTTCGTCCACGTTGTAAGACAGCGTACCTTTGCCGTTAGTGCTGCGGGCTAAGATTAGCTGCCTGTTGTGAAACATTGTAAATTTAATATCGCAGGTATCCAGAAACTCGCGGGTAACGGCTTCCGGTGCGATAATCTCGTACGCGATTTCGTCGCTGTATTCCCACAAAGGGGCAGACCGGACGTTAAACAGGATCGCGTAGCCGGTAATAGTACGGCTGGCGGCCTCGCCCTCGCCAGCCTCGCGTACGTGCAGGCCGGTTACGTGTAACATACGCTGTACGACAGCGTTTTTATTCATCTTCTTTTCCATCTTCTTTATCGTTTTCTGGTTCTTTGGCTGCCGGTGCCGGGCTGGTGGTGCCAGTATCCAAAATGCTTTTGAGGTTCGCGGAAATAAATACCACGTCGCCGCCCTCTACGGCGGGCTTGTTTTCTTCCCGGCGCACCTCGTTTACAGTGTAGATACCTGCGGCTATAGCTGCTGTCTGGTACTTTACTTTACTGTTGAGGTCGCAGGCGTAGAGCTGGGCGCGGTTAAACTCAAATTTGCGTTTAGTAGCCAGTGACGGTGCTACCAACTTACGCAGTAACTCTACCTCTATCTTGCGCAGCAGCGGGTTTAACGTATCACTCAGGAAAGCGGCGTTAGCCAGCTCAGCGGATTTGTAGTTACTGCTGGTGTCCTCAAAGACAAACGACGGGTGCACGCCGAAAAAGCGGCAAATATCCAGTACGGTAAACTTGCGGCTTTCCAAAAACTGCATATCCGTACTGCTAAGGCTGATAGGGTTAAACTGCGCCTGTCCGGGCAGCGATACTATACGCTCGCCAGCTCTAAACCTTTCGTCCAGATCTGTAGCCGTTTTCTGTAGCTCGGTGTCCTGATATTCGCCAAAGCCGCGTACGCTGGTGTCGTTGGATACGATACCGCGGACGTTACCGCCGTTCTGGAAGCGGTTAAGCGTCTCAGCGTCGCCGGTGGTAGCGATCTCCAGCACGGTACGCGCAAAGGTCAGCGTACTAATACCGTGCTTACCGTCTCGCGTGTAGTTTTTGAGGTGTATAATTTCGTCCTCAAAGTATACGCCCGATATACCGGCCTCTACGTCGTTTACCGTGTAGGTGTCGTTTATCGTATCGTGGGCTACGCACTGCGGATTAACTATAACCAGCCGGGCAAAGTCCATAGTAACGGGATCGTAGACCGGCACTATATACGCGTTACCTTTCAGCAGCATATAGTTTACAGCCAGCCACCAAAAGTCAAACGCGCTAAGGTTCTCGGACGGCTGCACGGTTAAAAGGTAGTGCAGGCGGCTATTAACGTCGTTAGCGAAAATATCGCCTTTCAGTCTCTGATATTGCAGCGGCAGATTTGCCACCTTATCGGCCAGAAAGTTTACACAGCGGTAAACTGTAGCCACGTTTAGCGCGGTATTCTGCACCAGCGGCAGGGTATACAGGTCTCTACCCTGACGCGCTGCGCTAGGTTCGGCCTGTGCCTGCGGCTGCTGTGGAGCCTGAGCACCGCTGCCGGTGTCAGGCGCAGAGCGCCTAAACGTATTTCGTATAGTATCCAGTAAACCCATATAAAAATAATCTGGTCCTCTACTATACGCGTAAAACCCGGTATCTGGTACCCGAATACGTCTAACATTACCTGAAAACGTTACAATTCGTAACGGCTTAGCGCTCATAATCAATAAATAAGCGCATACACATAAGTTTAGTAATTACGCCGTCTATCTTCTGGCTGTGCTTACGTTTTATAGGCTTGCAGTTTTCCAGCTTATCCGTATCCAGCACGGCGTTACCGAAACAGTAGGCGTTTATAGGGTTGTCGTTTATAAAGATATGGCCCGTTTTAACGCCGTGCTCAAAGGACTCTACCGGGGCCGTAAACGTGCCGTAGGTCTGCTTTACGCCCGCCAGCACGTTAGACGCACCAGACGCGGCCAGCATATTTATTACCTCTTGCGATTTCCACGGGTCGTAACCTATCCTGAGTATACGGACGTATTTATTAACTTTCAGTATGTAGTTTACGATTACCCGGTAGTCTATAACGTCGCCCGGTGTCAGGATCAGATAACCTTTTTCTACCCAGACCCGGTATAGCTTTTCGTTTACGTGTCCCTTTAACGCGCCCTCAGGAAAAAAATAGGCCGTATGGAAAAAGAAACTTTTACCCTCAGGGCTATACATACCGAAAGTAACGGCGCTAAAGTCGTCGCTTTCGGAAAGGTCTATAGCGGCCATAGCGTCCGGGCGGCCTTTGATACCATCCAGCGCCAGCGGCTTACTGATATGGCGGGCCAGCGTGCTACTAATCCAGCTGCGCTGTTCGTTTTCGGCGTAGATATTAAGCAGCTTTGTACGGAAAGCTAACATAGCCTCTGAGCCATCGCGCAGCGCCTTTTTGTACTCCTGGCGGTAAAACTCGATATTTACCGTTATACCTAAATGCGGGTGCACTTTATACCAGGTCTTTTCGTCGTCCTCGGCGTCGTCTATATCCGGCTCA